TAACGTGAAACGGTGGCTCTTTCAGTAGCCACACGATCAGGAAGTCCCTTGCTCCACGGCCCACGGCTTCTACCCCGTCCGTGTAGCAAGCGGCCTGAAAGTGATACCCGAACCTCTCAACGGATGTATCTAGTGCCCTATCGGTGATTGCGGCACAGGTCTTAAGGTCGATGATCGGCCCGTCATTTGGGAGTCTGTCGATACGCCCCTTGACGTTCTGGCCTGTCTCTTTGTCCCGCCACAACAGAGAGACTTCCGATTCTCCCGGCAGGTCGATCAGGTAGGACGCGGCTGGATGCTCCCGCAGGTTTGCGGCCCAAGTCTCAATCTTCGCCCGCTCGTCACCATCCAGAATCAGTTTGTCGGGGTGATCGTCGTAGAACTTCGCCAAGTCCTCCCGCTCGGATGGCTTCCGCTTGTTCACGGTCGGCGCGTCGATACATTCCGATGCGTAGCGTCCCGGCTCAAAGAACGCCCAATGAACCGCCGTGCCGATGATCTGCTCGCGTGTTGACGGCTCAGGGTGATCCTCCGCGTACTTCATGTCTAGGGCTGTCTCACCTGCTTTCAGGATCGACTGCGAAGGGACGGGCCACGCTCGGTAAATCTTCTCTGGTACGTTCTGGTGAACGCCCGGTACTGGTAGTGGGTTCATTCCGACCCCGCTCTCTCGGTCATTTCCCGGTCGCGCATTTCGTCGTAAACCTCAGCGGGTACATCCTCAGTCACTTGCCCGCAATCTACGCAACGCCAGATATTCACCTTGCCGCCGACAACGCTCTTATCCGTTTTCGATTCCTCGAACTCGGTTTCGTTAGAGCCACAGTTTTCGCAAACCATCGGTCCTCCTTTCGAGAGGGGTTACTTCTTGGGCTTGATGTAGGCGGGGACGGGAACGGCCACGATGTAGTGATTCACGTATGGGTGTTCAGCGTTCCACTTTTCGAGTTTCCGCGTAGCGTCAGCGTGACTATCGCAGTCGGACAGTCCCGGCTCAACGCCGCTCCCGTATACCGACAAGATCGCATAGGCTAGATTGTCGGTCGGAAGGGGCTGGACGATTGTTCCCATCAAGTCGTAATCCTCGGAGGGGTCGCGGGGACGGGGAGGGATTGCCGTAGCCCCTTGCGGGTTGTCGCTGGGATTCATGCCGTCGTAGGTGTCGCTCACTTGCTTCCTTTCGCTTTCGAGTGCTTGGCGATGACTTCGGCGCGGACGGTTGTTCCTGCTGTGCGGAATAGTTCCAGCCCAGCCCAAACAAGGGTGGACTTGGGCAGGCCGGTTGCCGTGTGGAGTTCGGTGAGCGATGAGAGGGAGAGGGTTCCCACCCAAGCGTTCGCGGCGTTGTTCTTTTTGGCTTTGGTCTTTGTCATGGGTTGATCCTAGCGGGTAGTCCTTCGGTGTCAAGGGGAAACGGGGGGAACATTCGGCGGGGTGGCCTTGGCGATTGCGGAGCGGGCGGAAGATACGGCAGCACAGCGGTTGTTGTAACCCTGCTCGGTCGGATCGTTGGCCCACAGAACAAGACTCTTACACGCCTCCAGCAGATCGGCGTGTGAGTTCCAGCAGAGTGCTAGGCGGTGAGCGGTCGCAACGGCGTTCCCGCCCGTCGCGCTAGTGCCCTCAACATCACCAACTCTGACGCTAGTGCCCTCTACGTAGAGAGTGGGCCACATTGAACCATGATCCTTGACACAAAGAACCTCTGTGTGCTGCGTCGTCGGCTGGGCAAGTGCCTCCGCCAACCGCGCATCCCCCCTCGGGTTGCTCTGCCCCAACTCTGTGCCAATCCGCTTCGCCGCTTCGTTCGGGTTCATCGTTTTCCTTTCGCTAGGGTTTCGGGCAAGCCGCACGGGGCATTTCTGCGGGCCGTGCGGGGGAGTAGGTTACTTGGAGAGCCACACCGAGAAGGAATCGTCGGCGGTGTACGGAACGCCCTTAATCTTGAAGTTCCACACCTTCGTACTGCGTCCACTGGTTGAGTAAACCACCGTGTTTTCCACTTCATGCGCCGCCATCACCCGGTAGTACCCAGACCGGATCAGAATATCCCGACACTGGTTGATGATGTAGGTCTGGCAGTTGTCGGTTGCAATGCTCTCGACGTTATCGAAGCACTCGGCAAGGTCGGGTGTGCGAGGATTGTCGTTCTCGTCCACCATGCCTACGTCACTCTGCCAGTACCGAATCTCGCTTGCGAGTTGGCTCTTGGGGTCGAGCGTTTCCAGTATCGCATTCAGCCGGTCGCGGTTCTGTGTCGTCTTAGTTTCCACGTTTCCTACTCCGTGTCCCCACCTCTCAGGGGTCTAGGTTCCGATTCAATCCCCCGTCTGCCCGTTGGGGCGGAGGGGAGGGGAGTTAGAGAGAGATTCGCATTGAAGTCTCGGCAATCACCATGTGGCGAAAGATGTAGTGGGTCTGCGAACCGACCCCCATAGTCACGTACCGACCGAAACCGGAAACCTTAAGGCACAGACCAGACATGACCTCCCCGCCTTTACGATTGATGAAGGTGTACGACTTGCCCACTTCTGCCTTCACTGTCTTGCGTGTCGCGTTCATTGTTCGTTCCTTTCGCTTGGGGTTACCTACTGATACCGAAGTCTACCGAATGTTCTTCGGCTTGTCAAGCCCGCTGGATTCACTCAGACTCGGATTCTTCACCGATACCCCTAGGCAGGGGTCTATCTGGTCGGGTTCCGTTCACCCATACCGCGCAGAATAAGCCCTAGCCGAACCACCCGTGAATACGCTATCATGCTGCGTGCCATTAACACCGTCACGATAACGGGGGTGTGCGTGAAGAAGCCGATTGCCGAGCGTTTCTGGGCGAAGGTGAACAAGGGACCGCATCCGAAGGGGTGCTGGGAGTGGACGGGTCCAATAGACGCATACGGGTATGGCCGTTTCTATTTCAGCGGACGCGGGCATACGGAAGTTAAGGCCCACCGTATTTCGCTGCAGATATGCGGGACGAAAGTGGAGAAAGGCCAAGTCGTCATGCACTCGTGCGACAACCGACTCTGTGTTAATCCCTCTCATTTGGGCTTGGGCACACACGCCGACAACGCTCGGGATATGTGGGCAAAGGGCAGAGCCGCAAGCATCAGAGACCCGCAAGCGTGCGTGAACGTGGGCGAGAAAAACGGCTCTGCTCGCCTCACTGAGTCGCAGGTTCGGGAGATTCTTTCTCTCAAGGGAAAGGAGCGGTCTTTAACTCTCGGAATCGCGTACGGCGTATCTCAAGAAACGATCCTCAACATATGGGGTGCTAGGGCTTGGAAGTGGGTGGTAGCGTGAAAAAACCCACACGCTACATCGCCGCCTTCGACAGCCACGGATGCCACGCCGATCCGCCGACGATGAGAGCGTTCTGGGCCTTCCTCGCTTTGTGGAAACCAGAGATACGGGTAGCGGGCGGGGATCACTTCGATTTTTCGCACCTGCGGACCAAGGCCAGCGAGGGGGAACGCTACGAATCAGGCCAGCAAGACTTCCAATGGGGGCTTGACTTCCTGCGGAGATTCAAGCCGTCACATGTGGCATGGGGCAATCACGATGCGAGGGCTTGGCAACTACTCGACTGCCCGAACGCCAACGTGAGGGTCCAAGCCGAGCGGATGATCGAGGAAATGGAGGACGCGGTAAAAACCGCCAAAGTCGTCATTCCCTACGACAAGCGACAGTTTATCCAGATAGGCAACCTGAAAGTGATTCATGGGTTCAGCCACGGCGAGAACGCTGTACGCCGGGCTGCGGCTGTCTATGGGCGGGTACTCCACGGGCATATCCACCGGGCGGAATCGGTCAGGATCGACGGGATAGACGTTCGGGAAGCCTTCTCTAGTGGGTGTCTGTGCAAGGTCGATTTGAAATACAACTCCCGCTCCCTCGGCACCCTGCGCCACGAGAACGGCTGGGCATACGGCGAAATCCTCCCCAGCGGCCATACGACGGTTCACCTTGCCCGGAGGGTTGGGGGGGTTTGGCACTTGCCCACCGAGTTCAGGAGCATTTCATGAAAGCGAAGGATTGGAGCGTGTTCGCGCCGGTGGAGGTCAAGGTCCGTACCCTGATGACAGACGGGAAGACGCGGAGTGTGACCGATGTGCGGACGGCCCTGCAACTGGAGTCCGACTCGCACACCCGCAAGATTCTCTTTAGGCTCACGAAAGCGGGGGAACTGTCCGAAGGGCTTGCGAAACAGGGCAGGCACGCGGTTATCGTGTTCCGGTCTACCAAACGACGATGAACAGGTCTGGTTCCCGCCAGCGTATCCCCCTTGGGCCGATGACCTGCCTTGGGTGGTCGGCTAGCCCCCTGTTGGCCCGGTCTAAAAGAATCTGGCGGGAACGTCTTAAAACGGCTTGACGGGCGTTTAACGGGGTGCCTAGGCTTGGGCAGGTTCAGGGGCTGTAGCCGGGAAACCGGAGGCAGTGCCCTTTCTCGGACAACCGAACTCGCCTAATGCTGTCAGGCGGCTACCAAGTGAGACAGCGGGGCGCGCCTCAATCCATCAGTGTGGGGCAGCAGATGAACGCGGTAAGGGATCGGCCCTTGCTGTGCTGACTCGGAAGTGAACCTACCGGGTTGCGTGCGTTGGTCGTCAATGTGCGGGGTTATGCGTGTTCGCGCCCGGTGGTCCTGCCTACCGAAATGTGAGAACGACACGCCAACGAAGCCACCAACTCGTCTCGAAGAACAGAAGTTGAAGGAAGAGCCCTATTTTCAGGGTTCTTCCTTCGCTCCAATCTGAACTCAAGAACAGAAATGGTCTTGGATTCATTCCTGATTCCTAAAGCGCAAGCGCGCATCAAAACCAAATCAATCTCAAAAGCCCTGAATCCAAAAAAGGCGGAGACTTCAAAAATGCCACACTGCGAAAGCACTACGAAAAAGGGCCATCTATGCCCGATCATCGCTGACCGGCAGTATCGGGGGAAGTGGGTCTGTCACATTCACGATCCAGCGGGGACGTTCCGCGAGCAACACCCCGAAAAGCGAACCCACACAACGCAGCCAATCGTCACCGTGAATCCACCCGAAACACCCACCGAACCAGAAATCGACCGCACGGGCGAAGAATGCCCGTTTACTCCCGCACTTGTGCCCTATTGAACGAAAGGAATCCGATGGCAGACACAGCAACCGTTACCGTGAAGATGGACCCTGATTTTATGGCGATTCTTGGCACGCTTACAGATCGGATCGTGGACCTAGAGGCACGGGTAACGACCCTCCGCATGGTGGTTTACGGTGCCACGGATGAGCCAAGCCTGAGTGAGCGAATCTACACCCTCGAAGAGCGGAACCGGAAAGACGACGACTACGCCCAAGAGCAACGGGACCGGGGAGAATGACCCAATGACCGCCGCCGAACTAGACGCAATCCTGAAAACGTGGCCCAAAGAGATTCAGTACGATTTGCCGATGCTCTACACGCGCGGCAAGGGCGAACCGTTCTTTGCCAACAACCACGATTCGGATATGGTCGATGATTCGTGGGTAGACCCTGAGGAAATCAAACAGCGGGCTTGCTACTTGGGCCTGCTTTGGCTAGAGGCGTTCATCGACGTTCGCCGGGGCGCGGGGTACACGCGGATTCAACACCCGCACGCAATCGGCATCACCCGCGTTCGGGCCTACAGCCTCAACGGGTCGCTGATCATTGAGGGAGAGGGGCTTTCGTACTTCCTAGCCATTGGGTCGGCAATCGCCAACGCTCAGGCGATGCACGGACCACAAGCCGGGAAAGACGCTACCCCCACTTGACCCTCCCCGCCCCCCCCGCTACCATCGGAAACCGAAAGGAACCGTATGGGTCAAATGAATGTTGTAGCCCGGATCAAGTGCTGGTTTGGTCGGCATCCGTTTCGTGTGGGTGGAGAGCACAGAATCGTACGTGCCCGTGAGGACTTCTACGGGGTCGTTACGCATCACGCAGCGAATCAATGGAAGTGTCCATCTTGTGGGGCGTGGAATCCGAAGCCGTACTGGGAACGCCGTCGATAACCGCGCGGATTCCAGACAGAGAAAGAGATACTGCGAAAGGTCGGTGAAGCGTGCATTGTGATAGGAAGAGGGCATATCTGAGAGCGGAGGCGGCTGGAAGGGTTGCGGCCATGCGACAGGCGGACGGTGCCCCAATGCTCCACCCATACGAATGCCCTGAATGTGGGTGTTTTCATTTAAGCAAGATGGACAGGGCCAAGGCCGTACGACTAAACCTAAACGCCAAAGTAAAAATGCCAGATCCGCTCCCAGAATCTTCGCCAAAGGCAGATCCATTTGCCGAAGAGAGCGCGCTACTTAAAGCGGACAGGGCGAACTTTGTTAGGAGAATCGGGGACGAATATCTATGGCTCGTTAAGACCAAAGACGGCTCTGTTCGGATGGTAAAGACGGGGACGGGGAAAAAACGAAAAATCAGATCGGTTGAGGAACCCAGCGAAGAAGCCCGAGAAATGTACCCGTCACTGTTTAAGCAGACCGCGTAACCCGAAAGGCACCCAATGACCGCACCCACCCACACCCGCGAACACCAAGCCGCCCTAGTCCGAAAGGCCCAAGCCGGGTCGATCGAGGCACGGAACCAGTTGATTGAGGAGAACCTTGGGCTGATCTGCACCACGATCAACAAGGTAAAGCCGCACGGTTCAGCGTCCGAGGATCACCTGTACGCCGCTACCGAGGCGCTCATCCGCTGCATCAAATCGTTTGACCCCGACAAGGGGTACGCCCTGTCCACCTACGCAACGCGGGCGATTAAGCAAGAGGTACACCGTCAGCACAACGAGGGGACGGGGCCGATCCGTGTTCCCGACCTTCACAAGACCGACACCCCTACCCGATGGGCGTTCGCTCACAAGGCCAAGACCGCCAAGCGGGTACACCTCGGAACGCCGGTATTCACAGAGAGGCCCGACAACTCGCCAAGGTCCGAGATTCAGGGGAAGTTGTGGGAGTGGGTAGCCGATATGCCGCCCGAACTACAAGAGACAGCCCGATTCGTTTCGCTTGGAATGTCGGTCAATCAGCAGAAGGCCGCGACGGGCATGGGCTGGGATACGTGCAAGAATCTGCGGCACGATCTGTACCACGCCCTCCGCGTCCGAGCCTCCCGCTACGTTGCGTGAATCCACGGACAGATACCGGCGAACACATAGCACGAAAGGCACCCACCTTGCACTGCGAGCGAAAGAAGGCGTACAAGACAGCGGAAGCGGCGGGAAGAGTCGCGGCACTGCGGCAAGCGGACGGGGCACCGAAGTTGTGGCCCCACGAATGTTCGGAGTGTGGGTGCTTTCACCTGAGCAAGTCGGACAGGCCGTACACTGTCCAGCGGGAAGTATCGGTAAACTTGAGCGAAAGGAAGTGAAGGATGGAAGCAAGAAAACTCACGCTTAAGGGAAAGTTCCCAAACTACGACGTACTCCGAATCGGCGAGTATGACCTTAAGAACGATCTTTCGGTATCGCAGTTCGACCTGTCTATGTCCGCATCCGACATCCCCCGCGCGACGATTACCGCGTACGTCACGGAAGGGGACATAGAGATTTACGTAAACGCAGACATCACGCTAGAGGCTCGGTACAACGGGAAGATTTACCGGCTTGTTGAAGTCGCAACCACCCCGGAGGGTCAGAAGTGATAATCATTCTCTCCTCTATCGTGTACCTCGCTTGTGGGGTCGGATCGGCTTGGTTTGCAAGGAAGTACATCGGAGGGGGAAGGATTCCCGCGACGATTGCCTTCTGCTACTTAGTCGTTTGGCCCGCACTTCTCCCCGTCTCCCTGATCGTGACGTTTCTCGATTGGGAAATCTGAAAGGAAAACCGATGAAACTCAGTTTCAAGATTGCCCGATGGACTTTGCTTGTCTTGGTAGGTGCGTGTATCGGCCTTGGTATCTGCGCCGCCTATGACGGATCGTGGACGCACGCCATAACGATGCCCATGTACGCCGTCGCATTCGGCATCCACTACTCGACCTTTGGGGTGTTTGCCGAAACCGATGCGATACAGGCCGACACCGCCCGCATTCTCCGCTCAATGAAAGGAACCCAATGACCAAGAACCCCGACTCATTCATCGACGGCTTCACCGCCCTCCTGTACCGTGGCCTGACCGCCCTGCTCGGTCTTGCCCTCGCCTTCGGTGCCGTTTACCTAGCCATCGACACAGCCGAATATTGGAAGGCCAGCGGAAGCCCCGCCAATGCCCTCAGGGTCGCGTTTGCCCTCTCGGTGGGGTCATCGGCCCATTGGGTGTTCGGAATCGCTCTGAGGGGCGGGAAGGGGGGTTGTAAGTGAACGTCGATGCAATCTTCAAACTGTTCAATGAGGTGTTCGGCCCCAAGGGTCCGCGCCCGATCAAATACACCGCCCCGCAAATGGGGGAGAATCAGGGGACGATGATCGACGCGGGCTACAAGTCGGAACCGCCGTTCAACCCTTGGCGAAAGTGGGTGGCAAAGTGAAAGAGTACATCCCTTGGGATGGGTCGATAGTTGAGTGGGACGACCAAGTACCCCGCAAAGTCATCAGGCCAACCGACCGCGTACCAGACGGCCTCCAGCGAATCGACGGCTCGACATGCCTATCACTCCCGACGATGGAGCAGGATGCAAGGTACGTCATCCAAGGCCCGCTTTACGACCACGCCGCGATTGACCGGGAGAGGGTGTATGAGACAACCCGCATCGGTCGGCACCCAATCGACAGCCGTGAGCAATGGCAACCGTTTGAGAAGGTGAATGAGGGCTTTGTTCAATACGACCCGTCCGATGGGTTTTCAGTTTGGAGGCCGATGTGAACGCAACCGAACTGGCGGTGATCGTTGACGGCTGGCCGAAGGAAGCGGAGTCGCCGCATATGCAGTGGGGGCCAGATGCATTCTGGTATGACGGCGACCCCTACGGGGAAGGCTCACGGCTGTCAACGGAACTCGCTATCGACTTGGCGACGGTTAGCGGGTTGAGGTGGTTGATAGCCGAACGCAAGCAACACTACTGCATCGGAGTAACCAAGGGATCGGCGGCTGTCACCTCTGGATTGTTCTATCTCGACCGTCATCTTGGGTACGGAGACTGCGATGCACAGTTCACCGGCCCCACCCTCCTCCACGCAATCGACGCGGCAATCAAAGCCACAAAGGGCAGCCAGTGACCGACCGAATCCACTACGCAACCTCAGCCGAAGAAATGCACGCCCTTCTCGCTTGGGCCTACAAGCACCGGCAAACGTCGCTGATACACTGGCTCAACAATCGCCCCGGCTCTATCTGGTCCGAAGGTGCCGACTAGAATCAACCCCCCCCCTGTCCCTGCTGCTTAGGTGCGCGGGGACGGCTTCGGTGCTTCTCACGGGTGCCCCGCCCGGTCCTGAAGGGGATCGGGTGGGTTTGAATCGAGGGAACCGTTGGCCTTTTAAGAAGGGAAGCAAGATGGCAAGTATTCCTGATATGACGTTCAGGGTGACGGTTGAGAAGGTCAAAGAACGGGTATTTACCAGACTCCCAACGTCCATCTACACCGATGGGTACGAATGGATGTTCCCGGCAAACCTATTTGCTTTGGGTGAGTGCATCCGCTCCGCCTACAACCTCGGGCGGGAGGATGAGCGGAGGGAGGCGGGGAAGGGCGAACAGTTTTTCAAGAAGGGCGCGCGGGTTCGGCACAAACTCGTAAACAAGACAGGGCACGTTGTCAACCACGAGGACGCGGCTGGAATGCTTATTCATTGGGTAGCGTTCGATGGTGAGGCCGGAACCCCGTTCGGCTCGGCACCCGCCAATCTTGAGGTTGCCCCTCCCGCGTCCCCCGTGTTTGAGGTGGGCGATCTGGTGCATTATCGTGGCTGGACATGGGCGATCACCGCCGTTTCAGAAGCCGACGATGGAAGCCGCCTTTATGCTGGCAGCGGCTCGGGGTGGTATTCGGCATCCGATCTTGTTTTCATCTCCAAAGCACCCAAACCTGCCACCGTTACGCGGAAGTTATCGGGGATCATCGCCCCGCCGTTTATCGGAGGCCCGCTCGACGGTAAGCAACTTGGGGACGGCGAAACGTGCATCGAAACGCTCAATCTCGGAGCGGACGGTAAGCCGAAATCGATTATTGACAAGGGACATACCTACAAACTCGGCACCGTCAACGGGGAGCAGATGATGGTCTACCAGCGACCCAAGTAACCACAGCGGGCAAGACTGCTTCGCTTTCCGATGCGCCGGACTGTAATGGTTCGGCGCATCGTTTTCGTTGGTGTTGTCTTGAATACCCCCAATCCAAAGTCAGACCTAACTGTTGAGGGTAGGTACTTAAGGGTGAGTAAAGTCAAGTCAAACGGACGCATGATTGGGTGTTATGTTCCATATTCTTTCATCCGCATCGAGGGATATACGATTGTGCCTATGGGGTAAGGGGAGCGTATAGACTTTACTTATGAGCATCGTCGGCAGCATGGACATGGGTAATCGGCGGGACCGGGCCACGGTGAGGCGAACGGTCACGGATGAACTCCACCGGATGCCCCGATGGAACATCACCCCGGAGTTTCGGACTCAGATCATGGTGGCCCTCCAAGCGGCGCACACGGCTGCGGTCATGGCTAACGACGTTGGGGCGATCAACGACATCACCGCGACCGTTGCCAAACTGGACATGATGAACCTGTCAGACGAGCAGCACGCGGACAAGATGCGCCGTGCCGATATGGGAATCCCGACCGGTGACATAACCGTTATCACCATCCCTCCACCCGTCCGAGCAAAACTTGAGTAACGTCACGGTCACGCTGCCAGCGGTGGCCCAATACCAGCACGATGCCCTGTGGTGCCCCCAGCGGTACGCGATTGTGGACGGGTCTACCAAGTGCGGAAAGACCTACCCGTGCATCCTGTGGATTTACGAAATGGCCTGCCAAGGGACCGGGCCGAACCAGAACTGCTGGTGGGTTGCCCCGATCTTCCCGCAGGCTGAGATTGCGTTCACCCGGCTCTGCACGATGCTCCTGCAGGCTGACCCACAGAAGGCTACGTGGGGGTGCAACAAGACCAAGATGACGGTCACGGTGCGAGGGTCCAAGGGGCGCACGATCTGGTTCAAGTCGGCTGACAACCCCGATAGCCTGTACGGTGAGGATGTTTGGGCCGCTGTCATTGACGAGGCTACCCGATGCCCGGAACCGTCTTGGCACGCGGTACGCTCGACCCTGACGGCCACCCGTGGGCCGGTTCGGATCATCTCCAACGTCCGGGGCCGTAAGAACTGGGTCTGGAAACTCGGACAACGAGCCAAGGCGGGCGAAGAGGGGATGCACTACGCCAAGATTACCGCATACGACGCGGTAGCCGCTGGCGTGGTCGCTGCCGCCGAAATCGAGGATGCCAAGCGAATCTACCCGGAGCAGGTGTTCAACGAACTCTACCTGTGCATCCCGTCCGATGACGGCGGCAATCCCTTTGGGCTTACGCATATCGCCAAGGCACGCCGACCAATCGCAAACCCCGGACCCGTCTATCAGCGAGGCGTAGACCTTGCCAAGAAACAGGACTACACGGTAAACGTGGGCCTAGACATAACCGGGCAGATGGTGGACTTCGACCGATTCAACAAACTCCCGTGGGACGAAACCACTACCCGCGTTGCCAACTCAATCGGGGAAACCCCGGCTCTGGTGGACTCTACGGGCGTGGGAGATGCGGTTGTCGATAACCTGCTGAAACGATGCCCGATGGTCGAGGGGTACATCTTCTCTGCCCCCAGCAAGCAGAAACTGATGGAAAACCTAGCCGTCTGCATCCAATCCGGCACGTTCATTTTCGACAACGACGTAATGCAGGCCGAGTTAGAGGCGTTTGAGTACGTCATTCGCCCCAACGGTGCCGGGTGCAAGTATTCAGCACCGGACGGGTACAACGACGACTGTGTTATGGCCGCCGCTCTCGCTTGCTATGGGGCTGCGATGCGTCCCCGCCCCCTCATGGAAAACTACGACGAACCCAATCGTGCCCATAAGATCAAACCTAATGAGGTGCAATCCGCCTACGATGAGAAACGGCGGGCGTTCGCAAGTGGCTCCGACGATGAGTGACTAAATGGGAATCTCAGACATTCTGGCGCGGGTTAAGGGTCTGGTCATTCGCCCACCCGTCGATCTTGTCGAGGGCCGCTACTTCTACGCGACGGTAACGCCCGACGACAAGGCACAGCGGGTCTACACCTATAACGCGAGTCAAGCCGAGTTGCTAATGAGGGCAACCGGATACGTCAACATCTGCGCCGCGATGAACGCGATGTACTGCGCCTCCGTGCCGATCCGCCTGTATACCAAGGCTGGCAAGGGCCGCAAGGTCAAGGGGTTAGAGGCTGATTGGCTTCGGCGTGGGGTGAAGGGGAAGGCAGCTGCTTACGCGGACAACGCAAAGAACATCACCGAGGTTGAGGACGCGCCCGCTAACGCCCTGCTGTCAAATCCCAACTTCACGGACACGGGCATTGAGTTCCGGCGATTGCTGTTCTACTTCCTCGACATTAACGGTAACGCCTACGTTCAGCACGACGCGAGCGCGAACGCACCGCCCAAGAACCTGCTCACGCTCTATCCACAGTGGACCGTTCCGAGCATCGGGGATGATGGCATCTTTGCCTACCGCTATGGCCGCAACTACACGGGCCGCGAGGAAATCCCGGCTTCCAACGTCATTCAGTTCAAGCACATGCCCAGCCCCCAGAACCCTTGGATGGGCGTGGGTTGCTTGAACGGCGTTACGGTCGAGGCGGACATTTACGCCAGTGCGGTTGTCTACGAGCAGTCGTTTTGGAACAACGGGGCACGCCCAGATTACTCGGTCATGCTACCAAAGGGATCGACTCAGGCTCAGATCGACCAAACGAAGGCTCTGCTAGAACGCCGCCACCAAGGGGCACGCAAGGGCGGAAAGCCCATTGTCGTATCTGGTGACGAGATGACGATTCAGCCCCTCCAGTGGTCGCCGCGCGAGATGGAGTACGGCGACGGGATGGACCGGATGCGCCGCACGATCCTGAATGCGTTTGGCGTTCCGCTTGCGTTGCTGGAGATGAGCGACAAGTCTTTGGGTGGTGGTGGTCGGGAGTTTGAGGCCCGGCAGCAATACCTCTCCCAGACCATCGCTAACCGCCTTTCCTCTGTCTGCGAGCGGTTGAACGAGAACTACCTGCCCACCTTCGGCTACAAGCCCGGAGAGGTTTGGTACGCCTACGACAACCCTGATACCGAGGACCAGAAAACGGTAGAGGAACAGTCGCGGCTTGACGTAGACCTAGCCCTGTGGACGATCAACGAGGCGCGGGCGATTCGCGGGCTTGATCCTCTCCCTGACGGGGATGAACTGCGGTACAAGGGCACGCTGCTGGCCGACGTTGGCAAGGTGTCCGCTCCCGTCGATCCCCTCACGGGCAAGCCGAAAGAGAAGCCGACCGAAAAGCCAAAGACCGAGGGCAAGACGTTCTATAGCCGATCATCACTCGCTGGCAAGGGGGAAACGCCGCGTGTGTAAGCCCCGGACCAAAGACGCTACAGACGTTGCGGTGTATAGCCCATATGACACCGTAGCAGCACAAGAGGACGCCTTTACCGATGAGGTTCGGCGGTTCTACGAGACGGTCCAATGGGAGTACCGTGACGGCGAGGTAGAACTCGACCGGAAGAGGGAGCGGGAGCGGCTGTACGTGATCCTGCTGCTGTTCCTTGTGCGGATGCATGAGGACGGGTACGCAGACGGGGCCGAGCGACTTCGGAGGGTGGTTCCAGCAATCCCCCCGACCATCCCCACCGTTCCAGCCGACTCACCCGCCTTTGTCTTTGCCAAAGAGGAAGCGGCGCGGGCTTCTCGCTCGATTGTGGACACGATTCACGATGAGATGAAGGCGGCTGCTGCAAGGGCGAAGGATGAGGGGTTGCCGCCCGATGAAGTGAAGGCCGCTGCTGGTGCGAAGTTGGAAGAGTTGACCAAGGTGGGGCCGGAGCGGGTTTCGTCTACGGAGACGGTTACGGGGTTCACACGCGGCACCCTGCAAGCGTGGGAGGATTCGGACGTTGTGACGATGGCCGTTTGGCACACCGAGGAAGACCCCGACGTATGCAAGTTCTGCGAACATATGCATGGCGCGGAAACCCCGATGGGTGAGCCGTTCTTTAAGAAGGGCGAAACGCTGAGCATTCCGACCGGGCGGGATGGTCATTTCTCATCCACCCCGGACGGCGAACTTGTACCAGAGTTCGACACGCTGGTATTCGACTACGCGGACATTTACGGCCCGACCCTCCATGTAAACTGCCGTTGCTGGCTTGATTACGTACTTATGGGCGGAGACATGGACGGCTACGAGTTGGAGAGTGACGAATGAGTACCCACATGTCCGAAGCAATGGCGCAGATGCGGCACAAGTTCAAGGTGAAAGACGGCGAAGCCACCGGGGTTCTTGGTGGCTACATGGTCAAGGCCGAGGCTCAGGTCACAGACACCGAGCGGGTATTGGAGTTCATCGCAACTACCAGTGACGTTGACCTTGACGAAGAGGTAGTCGATCCGGCTGGCGGAGATTGGTCGTATTTCGACAACGCTAACCAGAAGAAGATGTTTCTAGACCACAAGTACGACTCCGAGTATTGCATCGGACTTGTGCGGGCAAAGTCAAAGTACATGGAAGGGGAAAGGCAGGTGGGGTGGAAGATGCGGGCGTTTATCTACCCCAGCCTCAAGACTCCCCACGCTGACGACTTCTGGACGCGCTCGCTGTACGGTCCGATGGGTATTTCCATCGGGTTCATCGGCCTTGAGGTGTCCGGCCTTACCCCCTCCGAACGGAAGGTGTGGCCCGGTGCCCAGACCAGCGTTCGCCGCTGGAAGGCAATCGAGGTGTCCGGCACCGGAATCCCATGCAATGTGCGGTGTCAGACGCTAGCCGGTCCCGCGTCGATGTACGTTCCCAAGAAAACCATCCAACTCACGCCTACTCAAATCGTGGTCTAGTATATTGCGTCCAGCCAATAGTCCGCGCGACGGTTGGGAACGGCCCTAAGAAGCCCGACGTAACCCGAGACGGTGAGCGCAGGTAGCGTTTAACACCTTTCGGAGTTACAACATGAATCGCAAGAAGATCCTGAAAGCCCTCACGGGTGCGGGCTTCACCGGCAAGACGCTGGATGAGGCTCTGGCGTTTGTCAAGGCCGAGAACATCGAGCTCAAGAACGGCGCGACCGTTCTGGATGAGGCGGCGTTCAAGGCTGCATGGGAAGTCAAGGCCGCTCTCGTTATCGAGGATGAGCCGGAGATTGAGACTTCGGCCAAGGCTGAAGTCGAGAAGAAGGCCGTCACCGTTGGCGACGACGATGCCAAGCCCTCCGCCGAGGCGATGCTCAAGGACAGCCGCAAGGCCGCTGCCGAAGTCGTCACCCAGAAGGCTGTCGGCATCCGCGACCCCAAGCGGGAGATTGATCGCAAGGCTTACGCCCAGAAGATCAAGAACACCGCTCACCTGCCCGTTGGCGACCCCAATAAGGCGGTATTCAACGACCCCGATCAGGCCGAGTACGCGGGTGCGTACATGCGTTTGGCGTTCCACAACCTCAAGGGGTTTGTGAACTACGCCCAGCGTGCGAATGACCTTGCAATCGTGGGCAAGGCATCGAGCGAGACGAACAACGCTTCGGCGGGTGTTCTGGTTCCGCCTGAGTTCTACGCGAACGTCCTTTGGCTCACTGAGCAGTACGGTGTGGCTCGCAAGATCGCCAACGTCCAGCGGTTCAGCAAGACCGATGACTGGAAGCGTCCCCGCAAGACGGCCCTGCTCACCATGCAGTACATCGGTGAGGGTGCGACGATCACCGCTTCCGACAACACCTACGACCTCATCACCCTCAACCCCCGCAAGTACGGCGGTCTGATGGTGGTCAGCAACGAACTGATGGACGATTCGGCGGTTTCGATTGCCGATCAGTTCGCCCAGAGCGTTGCCGAGGGTCAGGCGATTGCAGAGGATGCGGCCTACTTCATCGGTGACGGCACGGCTACCTACGGCGGTCAGACCGGCCTTAAGACGGCCCTGCCCTCCGGTGCGTACCTCGCTGCGGGTGCAACGTGGGCGGCTAACACCCTCACTTCCGCAACGCTCGCTCCCGGCTCGGTCGAGAACATCCACCCCTACATGCAGTCCTCATGGGTCATGTCGCGTCAGGCGTTCTATCAGGTGTTCGGTCGCCTGTTCAACGCTGGCGGCGGAAACAAAAACATCGACCTTGCCATCTACTCGCTGGCTAACCCCGGCGTGAACGGTGCCAATGCGTCGATCAACGGCGACCCCGTGTACTTCTCGCAGGCTCTCCCCACCGCGACTCCCTCCAGTGGCGTTCCTTGGGCCTACTACGGCAACTTCCAAGCGGCGACCATGCTCGGCGTTCACAGCGAACTCCGCATCCAGTCGGATGCGTCGGTCAACTTCAGCTCTGACCAGATGGCCTTCCGTGCAATCAGCCGCTTCGCGGTCAACATCCACGGTGACGGTCGCGGTTCAACCGTTGGCCCCATCGCTGCCCTCAAGACGACCTAAACAACCCCTCAACCACAAACGGAGACTCTTCCATGATTGATATGCAGAATGTTAAGAACGTGGTTGGGCTGGCCCCAATCTCGATCAACTCGGGAGCGGCTACCCCGCTTGCCGTCGATACCTCCGGTTACTCCTACGCAACGGCAATCGTTTCGTTTGGTGTGATCGGCGGCGCGGCGACCGTGATGCGTCTGACTGAGTGCGAAACCTCAGGCGGCACGTACACGGCGATTACCGGCCTCACGGCTTCGGGTTCCACCGGCGACGGTCGGCTCCCCCAGACTGCGGACGCGGGTACGTCGTTTATGTTCAACGTCCCCCTCGGTGCGGGCAGTGTTCGCAAGAAGTTCCTCACCCTCGAAATCACCACGGGCGCAACGACCTTGGTTCAGGTGACTTGGATTCTGAGCCGTGCGGCACAGACTCCGAACACCGCTGCCGAGCGTGGCGTGTCGGGCTACCTCTCGATCCCGTAAGCCTCCTCCTTTCGCTCCTGCCCCTGCTGAATAAGCGGGGCGGGGGTTTTGGCAATCATCACCACAACCGAGTACAAGACCTACGCGGGTATCAGCGGGTCTACCTATGACGCTCAGTTGGACGTTCTCATTCCCGCGTTGCAGGACGAACTGGAGCGGCTTACGGGTCGCTTGTTCGATACCGGCACGTATACCGAGTACGTCGATGGGTCCGACTCGCCAACGGTGAGCGTCAACAACTACCCGGTGACTTCGGTAACGTCCGTTCAGTTGATCGACCGTGCCGAGACGGTTCAGTACACCTACGAGGCGACGGGTTACAAGATCGAGGCATCCAGCGGGCTTATCTCGCGCCAGACGGGCGGAATGTGGGGCACGGGCGGGTGTGATTCATGGTGGGCACCGTTGCCTTACCCGATGACGTTCAATCGCGCCCCCGTGTTCCCTGACGGCTGGCGGAATATCAAGATCGTCTACGTGGGTGGGTACGCATCGAACGCGATGCCTGCGGCCCTCAAGAAACTGATGTACGACGCGACGGCTACGGCCTTTGCTCAGATCGGCGTAGACCTTTCGATGAAGTCTGAAACTCTGGGGCACTACAAGTACGACCGGGGAACGGTTGGCGGTGCTGTCGGCAATGTGTGGGCATTGTTTGGCGAGCGTGTCCAGTTGTGGAAGCGGGTGTCTACGTGAGCCTGCTTTCAATGCTCAATGTGACGGTGGATATTCTCACCCCCGGAAGCCAAACGAAAGACGCTTACGGCGCGTGGACCGATACGGTTACGGCTGTTTCTAGCAGGGCAGCTGTACAGATTGACACTTCCCAAGAGTCGATGGAGTTTGAGCGTCAGACCAAGAAGAGGACGTTCAACGTGTACGTGCCAAACTCGGCAACGGTGCCAGTGAACGCTCGGCTGAAGGTCACAAGTGGGGAGTACACAGGGACGCTGATCGACTCCAACCCCGCCAAGGCCGACCACGCCGGGCGGTCTACGTACTGGATGCTTCGCGGCACGGAGGTGCTGTAATGGCCTCTATAGAATCGCTGGCGAACAAGGGCCGGAACCTTGCTCCGATCACCCGTGGAGCGGCGGTTACGACCAAGATCGGTGAAATGGAGTTTGAGTGGCGAGGGGAAGCGTTCAAAGAGCAGATCAATGAGGCGGTGGCCGTGGGCATCACTGATGGAGCGGTTCATGTAGCCCGTGCGATGAAGCGGAATATCGGGGTTCAGGGTCCGCCTACGTCCCTTCCCGGCGCGTTCCCGCATATGGACACCACAAGCCTCAATCGGTCTATCTCAGTGGACGTAGCGACGGCCAAGAGCCTTGTAGCGGCTGCTGGCGTGGCACGCGAGGCCCGGAACTCTGAGACTGGCGTTCGGGTCGATGATTACGCCCTGAAGCTGGAGTTTGGCGGGCTTGGACAGCAGCCCCGCCCGTGGGCCGTGCGGACGCTGCGAGAGGAAACCGGCAAACTGTTCGGCATCATCGTTGAAAGCGCGGCCCGAACCCTTGGCGGCGGTCTTAAGGGGGTCCGTTGATACCACTGGTCTACAAGGCGGTTGAGTCAATGTTCGCCGCCGACACTGGCGCGGGTGGTCTTGTGCCTCTACTCACGGGCGGGTACTTCATCCAGATTGCCCCGTCTACGACTACCCCGCCCTTCATGGTCGGTAGCGTTCAGGCGGACGGTGAGATTGACTCTTTTGGCGGGAACGGCTCTACGGGGTTCTTTGCGTTCAACGTCTACACGCCAAGGAACTCATCCACGGGCGCGGCGTTGGGCCTTGCAAGTACGGAAACGATCCTCTCCCGCCTTATGACCGTGTATCACAACAAATCGACGACTGCGACGTTCAACGGCCTAACATGGACGGTAAGTTTCAAGCGTTCAAGCGGTATCGGTGTTCCTGAGTCTGACTTTGCTTGGCACCATGCTGAGGTGTACCAAGTTACATGCTTCCCGACGACTGTTTAAGGGGCTGACCTATGGCGAAGATTCTCGGTAATGGCGGCTCGGTAGTGGCGACTGGCACCTCTGGCAACTGGGGCGCGGGCCTTGTCGTTGGGTCGATCAAGTCTTGGTCACTCGATAACGACATGGGGCGAAAGGACGTTACTTCCTTTGGCTCTGGCGGGTTCTCTGAGTTCCTAGGCACGGGCAACAAGACGGGCACGGGGACGCTGACCATGATTGCGGACGGCACTACCGCCCTGTCTCTGGTGACGACCACAAACCCGACGCTCGACCTGAACCTGATTAGCACCTCCCGCAAGTTCGCGGGTACCGCTGTCTGCGGCAACTTCTCGCTGAACGTAGACGGCCAAACGTCTGACCCGATTGAGGTTACGTTCGACTTCGCCTTTACTGGAACCTACACGGTCGCCTGATGCCACTACCAGCCGGTCCAACTACGGGGATTGCAACAACCTCCAACGGTTCGGGGGTTCTATACGCGGAGGCGTTCGATCTAAACGTGATTGGAAACTACACACCAACGCTCACGCTTGGTAACGCTAACAAGGCGGCGTATCAGATCACATACGACGCGGGTACGCCCGGTGGGTGGGCAACAGATATGTACGGATCGGTGGACGGGAGCAAGTGGTATTCGCTCACTAAGACCAACTCGACCGAGAGCATTACTACCACGGTGGACGTAGACCAATACCGGATGGTTCGGGTTCAGGTGACAACGGCAAACGGCGCGGCCCTGACCGCCCTTGTTTCCATCATCGCTAAGACGATCTAAGGGGCTTTCAATGGCAACTGTCCGCTGGCTTGGTGTAGACGGAGACTTGAGCAACACGGCGAACTACTCGACGGGTGCCCTTCCGTCTGCCGATGACGATTTCATCATCGCTCAGGGTTCTATCTCGATCACATCGGGCCTTACTGCCTTGTCTGCGATTGCCCTTCGCTCTTGGAGCGTTACGCCCGGATTCACGGGCAACATCGGCAGCAACGGTACGTCCATCTCGATCCTCGCCAACCACGCGAACACCACTCAAATCCGCGTGTCGATGGGCGGCTCGTACATCTACGCATCTATGACCTTCGCGGTTACGGGTTCGGTCGGATCGATCACCATCGGGTCTACGGGTAACGGAACCTTCTACTACACGGGCGGCACGTTCGATAACGAGTTGCTTGTCGGCGGCTCGTCTGGTCGGGTGGTTGTCGGCTCTGGCGTGACGATGGGTGACGTTTACTCGGCTGGCGCGTCGATGGACGTTACCCCCGCGTTCACAAACGCATTCCTCATGGGTGGTGGAAACAACGTCATTCGAGCGGACGTTACGACGGTCAATCTCGGAACCAATACCAGCCTAACCCTTGAGGGTTCTGGTGTAGACGTTACAACCGCGAACTGCTACGGCGGGTCGCGCTTGATCCTGAATAACGGCGGCGCGACGGCTGGCGTTATCACAACCGCCAACGCCTACCCAGGTTCGTACATCGCCAACGGCGGCAAGTACGACAACACGATCACCACCCTCAACCAGTGGGCGGGATCGACTCAGGTTCTGAACCAGCCGAACGCAAAGACGACCGCCACCACCACAACGCCCGTAGGCCAGAAGTGAGTAAATGCCCGACCTACCGGCCTCCAATACGCCCGATTTCTTCTCGGAACTGTTCGACTCTGTAGAGGCAGATTTCGACGGGTCATCGGGTGTTGCTCGCAGGCGGTTCCGGGTTCCGGTTCTCGGCCTCGATCAGCCCCCCGTGGGCTACGACTTCCCGACCGTTGGGCAGGCACACCCCCGATACCCGAACCTGTATTGTGACCGGGTGGGGGTTGAGTCTCGGCTAGACCAGTTCTCGACGGTGATGTACGCCCTGTATTCGTCCTCAGGGCGGTTTACGACCGTTCTCAGGCGACCGGGCATCGACTTGCAGCGTGGATACCTCCGCATCGACCCCGAGCGGGGAGAGGTGTCTGTGCCCTTCCTAGTGGCGACGGCGCGGACGGTTCCGCAGTTCACGCCGGACGGGAGCGGCGGGCAGAACCTGACGGGCGTGGCTCGGTCTTGGGAATGGGTGAACTTCCCCCGCAAGTCGGTGTACTACCGCACGGTCTGGAGCAGGTCGGTAGACGTTCTCAACCTTGACGGTACGGGCCGCGACTACATCACCGCTCAGACGGGGCAGATTCACACCTTCCCAGACGGCAAGCCCTACATGATGCTTGCCCCGTCGATCACCCAACGGTCAGCCCAAGAGGGGCAGTCGATCTATACGGTTGCGTACCAGTGGATCACCGAGCCGACGCTCCCGACACCCGGCTACCCGCCCTTCCCCGGTTCGCCCGGTGGCCCGATCTTTACGCCCGCTTTGACTGACCCTGTGCGGAGCAACTTCTACGTAACGGCGACCGACCCGCGCCCCCCGTTCTACAACTACCAAGTCGTTCCCGGCTATCAGGAATACAGCGACATTGACACCGGGGCGCGAATCAGCATCCCGATTGTCTACGTTGTCGATGGGTTCCCCGACAAGCGGAACACTCCCCTAGGCTGGCAGACTCTACCGGGGGACCCACTTGGCGGACTCTAAACCATCCGGGGGCATCATCGTTGCGACGTATCCGGGTACGGGTCCGATGCCGCCCGCCGCGATTACCTATGACGTTGTGTGGGTGTGGGAGGACGGGTCCGCTGGCGGCGCAAACGGGGTCCACTCGGCCCAGCAGCAGGGCAACGTGGATGTACTACCCGCGCGTCCGGGAATGACTTTCCCGCTTGTGTGGATCAACGACCAGCCGTATTGTCATATCTACCAGCCGCCTTACTTCGACTTGTGTTCACAGAACCCGCCGCCGACACCATAAACCATGCCACCCAATGACGGCAACACGCTCGGCTCCGCAAACGTCCGCATCACGGCGGACACTACCGACCTAAACGCCAAGGTCGATCAGGCTAAGGCGAAGGTCGCGGAGATTGGACCGGCTGCAAACAATGCCAAGACCGACGCGGATGCCCTGTTTGCTAGCATGGTCGCGGAGGGCAACAAGGCCGCAGACGCGACCGAGAACGTAACAAAGAAGGTCGGCGGTCTGAGTGCTGGCCTTAGCACACTCGCAAGCGTTGGTGCGACGGTCGCTCTTGCCGCCGTATACGCCCTAGTTACAGCGTGGAAGGCTGCGGAGGAAGCGGCGGACAAAGCCCGAGAGTCTTTCCGTAAGGCTTATGAGCAGAGCGAGAAGTCACGTAACGCGGCCTTGGATTCTCTGGGAGACATGGCCGACCCAACGACGGCGATGGAAAGGGAGATAGCGGCTGCAATCAAGATTGCAGACAAGGCTCTGATTGACCAGACCGAGCAGTTGCGGCTCGCTGGTAGCGAGTCCATCGAAACATACAACGCGATTCTTGTTCGTGTTGCCGAACTTGAGGAAGCGAAGGAGAAGGCTGTAGCCGCTATTCGCCAGCGGTACGCGGATAAGGCCGCGAAGATCGCTCTAGATAAGGCCGCGAAGGAGGCCGAAGATAAAGAGGAACTGCTAGAGCGGTTCATAATCGGTCAGCAGAAACAAGAGAAATACGAGGAATCTCTGCGGCAGAAGGAAATCGACCACGCCGAGAAGTTGATTGAGATTGAGCGGAAGCGTGGTCAGTTGCGGTTACGCAACCTTCTCGAAGAGGACCGGACACTAGAACGCATGTACGCCCGCCAAGCCGCAGGGTTCAACGGCGAAGGCTCCAATAACTCACTCCAAGGGTCCATCGACGCTCTAGAGATTGCCGTGAGGGGCGCGGCGGCTCGGATGGGCGGACTCTAATGGCGCGGGCGTTAATGAACGCGAGCGGGCGGGCGTTGTCCATTAACGGACGCGGTGCCACTATCGATTGTGAGGGGTGCTGTGCGCCTGCCGCCGTGGTGCGTATGAAGGCGTGCCCGTGCCAGTCATTCTTGACCCCGTGTGCGATTGCCATAGAGCCGTGCGTGTTCGTAGACGTTCGCTCCGTGCTAAGTACGGATACGACCAAGACGCTGACCGAGTACGTTAATGCGGAACTGTCTTGTGTGGATGGAACGCCTACTCCGCCCGTCATCATCCGCATCGGAGGAGTGTGTTATCGGCTCTGTGATGAACTCTACTACGAGAGTGATACCGCCAACGGGTTCCTGATCGTTCCCGACGACGCGGTTCGGTTCGGTGGCCCCGGCGTGGTGCTGGAGGTGAGAGAGAACTGCATCGACGGGTGCGCAGATGTAAACATTGGGCCGGAGTATTTCGAGGCTATCGAGTGTTCGGGCTGTCAGGATCGGGACGCTATCAGGCGGTTCGTGTGTGCGTCTGCTGCGGGTGGAATGACCGTTATCAGCAACCTGTCAAACACGGTATTCCTTTGCATCGACCGGACCGTTGGGTATTCACTCGCTCAGATCGAATCGCTACCGGGTGATATTGAAGTCATCAATGAGCCTGAACCGCTCCGCGTGTGGACGGGTGGAGGGTCCGCTCCCAGATACTTACCCGCTCCGTCCTGTTGCTTCTCGCCGCAACGCGGCGACTGCAACCCCGTCGATTGCCTGACCGGGCGGGACTGGACAGCGTTCGGGCCTGACAATGATCGGTGGTTCCCGGTAGACGTTTGTTGTGGATCACAGGACGGGCTTCTCTACCGGGTAGCGTTCGGGTTCTCGTGTGTGCAGGTGCAGGAGATTGGACCCGGCGACTACCTCACCACAACGATCACAGCGACGGTCGATAGCGTGGTAAACGTGAGTGGGTCGATTCAGGTCAATCTCACGGTAACGACAATCGCCACACGGACGGGGATCGGGCAGACCTTTCGCAGCGATTCGCCCGCGACGATCACGATGGAGGGGAAGTGCTGCCTGAACGATCAATCGGGCTTGCCTCAAATGGCACGGTTCGATATGAACGACACCCCCGTAGGTGAGCAAGGGGCGTACTACTTCACCCGTTCCATCATCGACCACGACCCCGCGACGGCGCGGCGTAACGCTTGGAATATCTCACCGTGGGCGGGACCGTTCCAACTCGCGTTCCTAGACGGCGACCCGAATACGACATACGCCAGCACGGGCGATACAAACCCCCCTACATCGTGCAGGCGGTTCGACTTTCGGCACACGGAAACGGTGAACTACGGCTCTGGCGGCTCGGTGAGTGTGTACATCAACCTTGTGGTAGAAACCATCCCCGATCAGGCGTTCCCGTGCGGGTTCTCTGGTCCGTGCGGGGTGGGTGGTTGGGGAAGTGACCTTGATATGGTGCTTCCCTGATGTGTGGATGCAGCGGAAAACCCGTGGGCGGAGAGGGGTACACAAAGACCCGTGACGGGCGGATGGTCCGCAACGACCGCCTGAGTATTGCCGCCATGAGGCAGTACGGTGTTAAGAACCCTACTTACATCGACGGGCGGGTACGGTGGCTAGGGATCGACTGGTACGGGGTTCCGTATCCTGTTCGGCTCAGGCTGGAAAAGATGGGCAAACTAACAGACGCAAGCAAACTACCCGGCTGCGGGTGCATTGCTTTCCTGAAAGACGCTTGGGACCGTGTACGCCTAATGTTCAACTCAACCAAGGACTCACTATGCCACAAGATACGACCCTTAACCCGCTGATGAAGCCGTCTACCAAGGTGCTGGAAACAAACAGCAACGAGGCCGACTTCCTGTATTCGACACCCGGCGTTTACACAGAGGCATACGAGACTGTTCCGGTTGGTAAGGCGGTCACGATGAACGCCACCACGGGGGCCATCGTCTTTGTCGGCGTTGGGGCGGATAACGCTACATTCAGTGTTCAGTTGCTCGCAAAGGTTCCGGTTGCCAATGCTGGTGGCGCGTTGGATCAGGCGTACATCCTCCAAGGAATCGGGCTGGCGGAATGCACGCTCTCGACGGCTGCGGCAAGCACGGCTACGACCGCGTTCCCGACAGGTACGAAGATCGTCGATACCATCGTCTGGACACCATGCACCACCGCTACGACCCTTGTAGGCAACTACACCGACCTGTGTACAGCCCTCGGATCGACCACCGGAACGGTTTCCAACGGATCGAACACGCCCGCGACCCTGATCCTCCCGCTGATTGGCGAGTGCAGCGAGATTTACTTCGACTTCAACATGGGAACCGCAACCTCGGCTAACGCCTTCTTCCAGCCGAACATCATCTAATGCAAGGCAGAATCGTCCGAAAGATCGTCGAGTGGTGGGTGTACAGAGACGTACACACGGGGCGGTGGGTCTACACCAATCGACACCCCGGCGAGAAGCAGGCGGGGCTAGAGGGTCCGATGAACTTCGACAAGGCGAGGGATCGCGTCTATGTCAAAAACAAAGAGGTGGAAACGTGAAGTATGTTCTCTTGTGCCTCTTTTCGCTCTCGGTCGCTCTGTTCACGGTGGATGCGTTCGGATGTTCTGCCCGTCCCGCTTCCATCGCAGACGGGTCGGAATGGCGGATCATCGACGGTAAGCAGGTCAAGGTGAGGTCTTGGGACCATGATGCGGACGGGAACCGAGTTCCGATCTTCGACAAGAGCGACGACGCGACACCCGTAAAGCCCGTCAAGCCTGACCCAGCACAGGGCATCTACCAGACGGGTGCGTTCATCGGGGTTATCTCCCGCCTTCTCATCCTTGCCTCTGTAGCGTCTCTGGTGGCATCGTACTGGCTTCCGTGGCTTCCCAAGGGTGCCGCGTGGAAGGGCTTTGCAGTCGCCGCTGGATTGATCGTGGGGCAGTACTGGCTTGTGGCTTATGGGGTGGTGTTCGCTCAGGTTGCCTTCTGGGTGACGCTTGCCGCCGCCGTGGGTGCCGCCGCTGCCGTTGGATACCCGTGGATCATCGGTCTACGCAACCGCCAACTTGTAAAGTCGGGTCTTGAACTGGCCGCGAAGGGTGACCCCCGCGCGGGCGCGGCCCTGATTATCAGCGGGTCCGACGACACATTCAGCACAGCAGCGGATCGGAAGTCGCTGCTTACGTCTGTCACCTTGGAGGCGCAGAAGTGATGACGATTGCGAACACTGACGCAGCGACGATGACTTGGGTTCTCGGCATTGTCGGGACCGTTGTAGGCGGAGCGATTGTGTTCCTGCTCAGCGTGGTAGTCAAGAAGTTTGACGCTCTGACGCTGGCGGTAAACGCGAACACGCAGGCAATCGAGATTATGAAGGTGGAGTTTAAGCGGGTGGACGGTCACGGTGAAACGCTGAAAGAGATGAAGCCGCGTTTGGACGAGGTGTATTGGTGGGGCAAGCAGAAGGGGATGCGGGCACAGCAGGGAGCGGAAGCATCTTGACCATCCCCTTTGACCTAACCAATCTCCGCGACCGCCCGAACCCCGGCGCGAACATCCTCAACCAAGGGTGCCTGTCGGGGTTTACGCCCTGCTCGATGTTCAAGCCGCGCCGTGCGGGCACGATCCCCCAGCAGTACAACAAGGGCGCGTTTGTGTTCGAGGCTGAGCCGGGCGAGGGTTGGGATACCGACATCCGCAGGGTGAGCGAGAAGGACGCGGAGACTGACCTTGCCGAGATGGTGTCTTGGCTCAAGGTCTGCCGCCGCGACAAGGTTCAGCCCGACCCGATCACCGCCTACGTCCTGCCTATCGACTGGCACATCTTCGCGGGTAAGCCGATCAAGAGCGACATCGACAAACTGTTCAATGCCACCGACTTCATCGCCAAACGGGTTGTGGGCCACGTAGATGCGTTCATGGTCGATGCCCACAACTTCTATCAGATTCCCTTCGACGTTTGGTGTTCCAGCGTCAAGCACCGTTTCGCCAAGGCCGCGTCGTATGGAAAGCCCGTCGATCTGGTCTGGGAGATGAAGTGGCACTCGGCCTCGATCCCAACCTTCAACGCCGACAAGCCGCTCTCGGAGGTTGAGGCGACCCGGCGCGTGCGGTTCATGCAATCGCTCAAGCCGCGCGGAATCTTCCTCATGGGCGGATACCGCGAGCCGGTCTGTGACGCTATGGCCGATTTCCCCGCACTCCCCGCTATCTGCTCTCTTCTCACCAAATAGGCTGCACAAACAATGGCTTACACAGATCAATCCCTGTTGCCTCGCGTGGTGGTTTCTGGCATCCGTGCTAGGCAGATCGTCAATGCAGCCGCCACTGAGTACGTCACCGCAATCATCGTCGGCGACTCACGGGCGACCGTTGGCGGGCAGGGAACCGCGTACTGCGAGATGCTGAACTATCTCGCTACACAGCACTTCGGTATCCCGCAATGGTCCGAGATGATGCCCGTCGGGTCAAACCCGCCCGGAACCTTTGGCGAGGACCGTGACGGCTCGCTCCGCTTGTGGTCGATCACCAGCATCGTCGGCACCTCGCAGGGGTCAACCGCCACCGGGTACGACAAGGCCGTGAGCAAGGCTAACTCACTGCCGAACTTCCCCAATCAGGCGTTCTCTCAGTCGGCTACTTCGACGTTCGCTCTTGGTCCTGAGGGCATCTTGACTCAGCCGCTCCTGAATGCGGGCAATGCGAAGGTGATGAACCGCTCGACTTCGACCACGATTGAACTCTGGTCTAACGGCGTGTCGTACCCGTATAACGATGGAACGACCAACTGGACCGGACAGCGTACACCGAACATCAACCTTGGCTATACGGTCATGGCTCGACGTACCAGCATCCTGCCCGGATACATCAACAACGACGCGGCAAACCTCGTAACTGTTGGTGGGTTCGCTTCGGGTGGAACAGTAACCGTTCCCAACCCCGCCGTCGGCGCGGTGGACAAGGTGCAGGTCGCTGTTCCATACAAGCAATCCGACTCATCAGGCTATCCGAGTTTCGGCTTCTTCTCCCTCGGCGCGGGAGCCACCCTGTACAACCTGTGGGGCCACCGCTGGAAAGACCCGATTTCGACTAATGGTCTTTCATTCACATCGACTTCTGCGGGCGGGTACTTGTTTACCTCGATCCCGTCCCTTCACAACACCTCGCAGGCTCAGGTTCAGGCGGTGTGTGAGAAGAGTACCAAGGCAATCATCTGGTTCCGATTCGGTCTGAACGATGCAATCGGATCGGGCCTGTCTGCCGCGACGATTGAGGCTAACTGCCTCGCTCTGATCCAGTGGTATCAGGCCGCTCTGTCCTCCAAAGACCTCTTGTTCGTTTGGGATGGGTACACCACCGAACTAGACGACGGGCTTGCGAACTGGGCGGCACGGCTCGCTATCTACAAGCAGGTGATGAGTTGCTTTATGAACGCCGCATCTGCCGCAGGTGCAAACTACATCGCCGTCAATGGCGGGCGCATGCAGGAAGAGGCCGGGCTGAACGAAACGAATGAGAGCGTTGCGGTTACGCCGGATGCTTGGAATGTCGGAACGGCCTACGTTGCCGGGAACCGCGTGTACAAGTTGGAGGGATCGAACATCACTCCGGGCGGGCGGTACTGGACCTACGAGTGCATCGTTCCCCACACCGGCAAAGACCCGGAAGATCAGGGCAACCGTGGGTGTTGGACACAGGTTCGCATGCTCCTTGGCGGTCAGTCTCTAACCGAGAAGATTCACCAAGACACAAACGGGCAACTTGTCTGCGCCCGTAACGCTTGGCTTGCAATGACGGCCATGCCAATGTACACCGCGTCCGGCGCGTTGCTTACGGGCAACGGTGGCCGCAAGTCAATCGTCCCGCTCCAGTGCTAAACTCCGGCATGAGCAAGGATGCTTTGCGGGCGAAGGCTATCAAGGAACTGGACAAGACGATTCTGCAGCACGCTCAGATCGTGTATCAGTACACGCGGGCTGAGCATCTTGGCCTTGTTCCTCCGTCGCTGATGCGGGAGATTGAGGCCGAGGTGCGGGACTTGCGCGTTCGGCGGAGACGCCTAGAACTTCTAGGGCGATGATCGCCTGTATTCTGGTAACCCCGTGCATGATCGTTGTGTGATCGAACCCGCCAGACACGGCGGCGATGATTGCGTAACTGAACCCCCTCTCACGCATACGCAGCCACACGCGGCCTCTCTTGTCTGCTATCCACGTTTGCCGCTTGTTCCTAGCCCAATGCCACCAAGCCTCATCCACTTCTTCGGCGGCAAGAGCGTCCTTAAACGCCCTCTCGTCGGGCCTTCTTGATAGAGGTGATGACGGTTGCGCGGGGAACGCGAAGGGCGCAGGAGATTCGGTCTGCGGACATGATCTTTCGGGCTTCGGCGTAGACGGCTCTGCGTTGGGCGGGCTGGGGTTCGCGTCGGCAAAGGTAATGACTTCGCTTGCCGCGATAAATCCCGCACACGGGGGCGAAGATGTCCCAACTGAATCCGAGTCGGGTGATGATTTCACCAATGGCTGTACGATCAGCGTGGAGACGGAGATTGAAACGGGACTCAGCCTCGGTGGTAAACTGCGCCCTCCCGCTGAGGTGGTCTTTGTTTTCGGCTCTGACTTTGGGGGCTTTGGTTCCTTGAGCACCGCTGGCGGTAGGGGTGCTGTCTGCTTCGGGGTGCATGGTAGTTTCTCTGTGTGGTCGCGGTTGGGCCTACTGACGTTTTCGACGGCTCGGACGGCTTCGGAAAGGGTGAGACTTCCGAGAGCCTTACCGCCGTTTGTGAGGGCGAGGATTTCGAGGTAGTTGAGGGTGCGGCGGGGTACGTTGGGTGCGATAAGCAGATTCAAGTGATACTCCGCTTTCGGGTGCGTGAGTTGGCGATGATGCGGGCGGATAGGGCGCGGATGAGCCGCATTCGCTGGGCGGCTCGGGCGCGGCCTCGATACCGATTGGGCCATTGGGTCACTTGGACACCTCGGAAGGCTTAGCCTCGATCTTCTTTGACAGATCGCTCACCTGATTCTTAAGGTCTACGACAAGCACCAGAAGTATCGCCACTCCGAATGCCGCCCAACACGTATCAGATCGGTGTTCAGCGTCTGGGGACTTGCTTAAAAAGCCAAAGTAGATATAGCGAAAACAGTAACTGACCGCGATGATGACAAACATCCACTGGATAATCATTTCACTTCCTCCTCAGTAAACCCGCCCCCGTCCTTCTTCGCCCGCTTCTTCACCACGATGATTCGGAAGGGGAATGAGGCAGAGGCGACTTTTAGTTTAACGTGTGCGTCATCTTCCATAAACCCTTTAGTCTCATACAGCACAATCTCGCCATCGGGTGTCTGGGTGGCAAAGTCGGGCGTGAGCCTCGTGTCTGGGGCTAGTTTCAGGGTGATGCCCTCAAACCGCCACCAAAGCAACTCCCCAGCGTTTACCCTCCGCGTGAGTTCAAGTGAGAACGCGGACTCCAGCCCGTTCATCGTGCCGGGCGTTCGACGCTTGCCCCTGCCGCCGCGTCGGAAGTTGCCGTAACTCACAGCATGCTCCATACCCAGCACCCAACCGCACCCACGCACAGCACGCCGAGAATCCCATACCCACACCAGAGAACCGCGTCCATTTCACTAATGGCTTGGTCGTATTCGTCTATCAGGTCGTCGTATCCCTTGAGTATCTTGTCGTATGGGTTCTTTTCGCTCATGGTTCCATCCCCGCCACCAGCGCACTCAACCCATCAAACACCGGAATCCCCTTCAACTTCGCAAACTCAATCTCCGCAAGGGTTCCCGTCGATCCCTGCCAGCCGGGGACAAGACACACCGCATCGCAGCGGGAGAGGATTTCCATATCGCCCTTGAGCCACACTTCATCCGGGCAAGCCCCTCCGAAGTGGGCGGTATTCTGGTGGGGGCAGATGGCGACAAATCCCATCGCCCAAACCTCTAGGGCAAGGTCGCGGGCGCGTTGAATGTTTCGGTAGACTCCGGATTCGGTTGTCGAGCGGTAAGGTCCGGCGATGTAGATGATTTTCACTTGCTCTCCTTGGATGCTTTGTAGCAAAGAATCGCTGCTAGAGCAGCAAACGGGACGCTGACAAGCACTCTCACCCAAAACGTCGCTCCCGCTTCGTGAGCCGCTTCGTTGATCCCAATAGACGCATTCACGGCCACAAGAGCCAAAGCCCACCAAATAAGACCTTTCATCCTTCACTCCTTAGCCAAGCCTTCACCGCTGGCGTGTGTTTCGCCTCATACCTGAATAGGGGCCATTCCATCGCGCCCGCCCAATCGCCCGATTCGGCTATCCGGGCAGACTTCTCTAGGTTCTCAGCCGTAGCCCCCCGGCATTCGACGGGGGGTAGGTTCTGGTCGATCCGCAATAGAACCTCATGCCGCAGGTGTTCGGGAAGGTTCAGTAGCCGAGCCGTCGTAGCGGCCTCTAGGTCGGCTTGGAGCGTGTGGGAGGCTTGAGCCTTCCGTTGCTCGGTCACACGGGCGATAGCCCCCCTGAGAGCCTCTAGCACCTCCACAGGCTTAACCGTGGCAAACTTGGATCGCATAGACAGAGCCTTGATAGCGGCATCGGCCTGTTGCCAGTCGATGCGGATTCGCTCGCAGGCGATCATAAACTCGGTCTGTACTTCCTCCGGCCAAGCGTCCCGCGTCTTGGGCCAGAGTTTGTTCACCAGTTCAAGGGTCGATACCGCTTCTGTGTCTGTCACCGCACACCATCCCTAGCCCGCTGCTCCTTTGCGGCCTGCAACTTAGCGAGGGCGGATCGCTGGTCAAAGTGGGGGGTTTCGGGAACCGGAACCGCAGCCGATGGGGGGTTCTGCTTCCACATTTCATCAAACAGGAACCGATCCATCCCGACCCGGTAGCCGTTCGCAAGCCAATGGGCTTCCCAGCGGTTGATCCCGGCGATGATTGCCTCAGTCTCAGGCTCCAGCCCCTCAGACACCCAATAGCGGCGCATCGTGGGCTTCTTCAGTCCGTCCGGGTAAGCGGCAAGGGCACGGAGGAAGCCGGGAGTTTCGCCCCGTGAGTTCATTTGGGCCGCTGCTACCGCTTGAATCTCATCGACCGATACGCGGATGGTCCGAAGGTACTCGGCGGTGGAGTTGAGTAGGCCGGAACAATGGGGACAGAGATTTGCGGCGGCGTGGAGTCTGAGGGAGAGTTCGCGGGGGGATTCAGTCATTGGGGTGCTCCAAGTTGGGTTGCGGGCGATATACTAGACTCAGGACAGTGTATTAGGAGATTGCATTATGACAAGCGGACGGCCTCGCAGCGTTTGCCTTCCGATGGATGAAGTCCGCGTACTGGCATCGCGCGGGTGGTGCCTACGTGAACTCGCCGACAAGTACGGGTGTTCTCGGCAGTGCATGCTTGTCCGAATGAGGGAAGCGGGCATACCGAGATTGCCACCGTGGTCGATGCCCGGCTCCAGAAACCCCGCTTGGAAGGGCGGACGGATGATCGACGGAGACGGGTATGTGCTGATACACACTCCGAACCACCCACACGCAACAGATGCGGGGTACGTCCGAGAGCATCGCCTAGTGATGGAGAAGAAACTTGGCCGATACCTGAGTCCGTCCGAAGTCGTCCACCACAAAGACGGGAACCGAAAGAACAATCGGATCGGGAACCTTGAAGTGTTCGGGAGCAACGGTGAACACCTCGCTGCAACCCTGAAAGGGAAGTGTCCGAAGTGGACGGATGGCGGGAAACGGAGACTTCGGGAGGCAGCGGCGAAGCGTCGGGCCGCGTGCGGGAAAACGTAAACCGCTCGTATTCGCTTCTCATGGGGTGCTGCTCCTACTTCGTCCCGAACGATACCGACTCTGGCTAGTGTGTCAAGGGATTTATCGAAAACCGGGCGGGATTTTATTCTTCGGGTCCATCGCCCCCAAGTGGTCCGCTCCCACTCTCGCACGGTGGCCGTTCTCGCGGTGGGGGTTAGTTGTAGAAAGCGACCAAGGAACCATCGTCGGCACGCCTGAATCCGCTCGGCTTCGGTGCGGGTCGGCTATCGCTGGCGTTCATCTGATCGCAAATGAATCCGGCCACCTTGCGAAGCTGATCCGCCACGCTTGGGTGATACTTGGTCCTGCACGGACCTCCGCTGTGGGCGATTGCGAGTTTGTCGTCACCGTGCCAGCCATACGAGCGGATTCCGTGCGAGCCTTGGACAACCACCGACAGTTCCCAGTTGCCCTCTTCGGGTGTGCCCTTTTCGTCAACGATCCAGTGTGCTTCCATCTTGCATCTCCTTCCCCCTCGCCGGGCGAGCGGGGTTGTGGGTTAGAGGAATCCCGCGCGAGACCTCTCGGTTCACGCGCGGGTGTACGACGACTCCGTTACTCGCCGGTGTCGGCTTCGTTGTCCTTGATGGTGTCGCGGAGGCAGTCGGTACACTGCTCCTCACCGTCGCCGTCCGTGTGTACGCTCGCCAGCCCGCACCCAACACACTCTTTCGGCCACGAGTCCTCGGAAACCATGCGTCCAGCGGCACGGCCAAACCGGATAAGTGCCTCGGGGGGCTGTCCGCAGAACGAAACCGTGTCGCCCTTGATCTGGGCGATGGGCGTTGCGATCGCGCCCATCTCCGTTTCCTTGGCGTAGTGCTGCATGATGTCGGTGACACCATCGGGACGGGTAGAGAACGAGAACGTGTCGATCATCACTGGCGTTGCTGTCTCTGTCATCTTGAAACTCCATGCCCTACTCACCGGGCCGGTGTGCCTCTCGGCTATTTGGGGGTGGGGGAGGGGTTAGTCGTCGTTGTCATCGTCGCGGAGCATCCCGATTGACGGAGGCAGATGCTCCCCCTCCCCCTTCACAGCGGCGAGGGCGGAGAGGACAGCGGCACGACAGAACGAAGGGTCAATCGCCTTGTAAGGCTGCTTCTCAAGCGGCCACTCGCTCCGTCCAAACTGGAATACGTGCCCGTCCTTGTTGTCGCCAACGTGGTAGAGCCACCCCCTCTCCCGCATCTTCTCGACTACGGTCCACGCGGCGGCGATGTCGCGGGAGTACGGAGGCGCGTTCCCAATGTCTCGGCGGGTGCTGCTCCACGCTTCCTCACTGGGCACGGGTAGGAAGTCGTCACCCTCAAAGTACTCGGTCGGCTGGGCGAGGATGACCTTCTCATCGTCGCGGTCCATGTACCAGCGGTAGCCCATCACCTTCTCGGCCACGGCAGCATCCAACTCCCTATCCGTCATCGTCTCACTTCTCATGCGTCGCTCCTTTGGTTGCGGAGTTCAAGCCAAGATGCTTCCAAGTGGTTCCGAGAGCAATCGCTCGGACGGTTGCCTCTGCTACCCCAAACTCAACAGCGATGGTCTTTGCGTACTCGCCCGTGCGGCGACGGCGATAAATCTCGCGGACTTGATCCTCTTTGAGAATCGCGCGCGTTCCGTTTTCCCCGCGATGAACAGGCCACGTTCCCAGAACCCGCGATGCGTGAATGGCGTTCTCTGATCGTGTTGTCCATTCGAGATTGCCCAGAGAGTTATCCGCCTTGTCGCCGTTCTTGTGATTCACCTCCATCGATGGCTCGGGCTGTCCGAGAAAAGCACGGGCAACAAGCAGATGAACCCAATGGGTTCTTTGGCGGCTCCCACCTCTCCGAAGGTGAACACTCAAATATCCCTTTCCCTTGGCGTGCTGCTTCGCAAACCGCCCCGACTTTGCTCCAGCCGCGCCGTCAACTGATCGACGCACCCTTCCCAATGTCGATACCTCGTAGGTGTCCTCAAAGTCTGGGCACGGCTTCCACTGCTCGTCTCTGATCTGTTCAATGCTGCTCATTCTTCCCTCCCTCCCCCTGCCCGCCAGTTGTGGGGATGTGCTTCATTGCCACGCTCGCGTCGGTGGCGGTGCGGGCTTGTGCGTATGCGATAAGGGCGATGTCTTTCCACGAGTCCTTACCCGCGATGGGGTTGTGTTCGATGGGGTACGCACCCGCTCCCGGCCAAGCGATGACCTTGCAGTGGTCGCGGATGTAGTCGAGTACCGCATCACGGTTACGGAGGGTTTCGATCTGCTCTCGCAACCTCCCCACCTCGTCCGCTGCGGCGGAGGAGGCGGCGCGGAGGGCTTCATAGTCGGAATACTCAACCCACCGACCTGTCGGGGCGGGCGTGAGGATTCCCCCTATCTCGCAGACTGTGGCAATCTCGCTGCTGTCGTATCTCTTGATCTTCTCACTCGCCACGTTCGGCTCCTTGTACGGCTCGGGCTGCTGCGATTAGGGCTGAGAGGCGGGTGGGGCCGTAAGCAGGTGGTCGTCCGTCAATGTGAACGTACCAATCGCCCGCGTTCGTTTGACACCGCCCCGTGTCAACCGTGCGTCCGCCGTGGCTGTCGTAGGCCGCGTCCATAGCCGTGATGTACTCCACGATCGCATCGCGGGCGAGGGAGGCGACGATGCCCGTGTGCATGTCCTGTCCGTTCACGCGCCAGCATCCGGGCACGTCCGATGATGGTGAGCAATCAAGTACCGGCTTGCACCCCGGCACATCCCGCCAAAGTTCAATCAGGGCGGTGCGAGTTTCACTGTTCACAGCGGAGTCTCCTTGAGGGTTGCGAGGGCGAGGCGGAGGGCTTTGCGGGCAAGGTGCATTTCGCATTCGTCGGCGCATCCTCCCGGTGGCAGGTGGGTCGGGCAGATGCATGTAGCGTTCTCTACCCTCTCCCCCGCCCGCACGACCGCGAGCAGGGGCTTGGCGTGTTCGCCGAACGTGTTGATGAACCGCTCATAGAGCATGGCGAGGAAGTCCAACTTCTCGACCTTCGCGGGGTCACTGTCGGGCATTGCGTGGACCTTCCGCTCGTAGGCTTTCAGGTCGTTGTACTCTTCTTCCAGTCTGTCGATGGCGTTGCTCATGGCTTGCTCCTTAGGTGGCGGATGGCGGTTTCGGCGAGGGTGCGGTACTGCTCCACGATGAACGAACTCTCGCCCCGGATGATCTGACGGCGAACGTGGTACGACCATGCGGTGACGTACTCCGGGCCTTCCTTGGTCCGCTTCTCATTCGCGTTCCAGAGGGCTTCGGCCAATTTCTCAACCTTCGCCTCTGCCTCTCTCGCCGCCTCCATCGCCTGCCCGATGTACCCGCCTGCTGCCTTCCCCTTCTTCGCGGCTCGCTTCGGTCGGGTGGGGGTGGTCACTTGGAGGCTCCAGACGGTGCGGGTGGGTACTTTGCATCGAACGCGGCAGCGGCCTTGTTCGCGTCGAACAGTGCTTCTGTGGCCTTGGTGACATCTTTCGTAAGTTCGGCGCGGCGGTTCTCGATTGCTCCTTCGAGCGTGGGGAACCAGTGGCGGAAGTCGGTGTGAATCTTCTCCCGCCGTTCTCCGGTGCCGTACTTGACGGTGATGAATGAATCGGTCGCCTTTGTGACTTCAACCTTCTCGAAGGCGGTCCACTTCCATGCGTACCAGAGTGTCGTCTTGCTGTCTGCCATGTGCTTCCTTTCTCGGGGTGGTTAGGGGAGGGGGGTGAGTGCTCGACGGGCTTCTCGCAGTTGTCCGACAACGATCAGGCACTCCACGCACTCGCAATCTTCGAGCGTCTCAGCGGGGAATGGCGTGGGGATCAAGTCAGACAGAGCCTTGCGCAGACGCGCGTTCTCTCTCGCCATCTCCGTGGTTCGCTTGTCGATCTTCGCCAAGTCGCGTTTGAGTTGGATTGCGGGCAGAACCTCGTGCGGGCGGGCGATCATGCCCTCGATGTTCTCGGGCTTGAACGTGTCATCGGATGCCCAGCCACCCGCCCCCTCTGCGGGAAGGCCGTGGTTGTTCATCCAGTTGAACGTGACTTCGGTTCCGCAGTCTTTGGCGAGTGACGGGTTGCGGCTCACCACGTAGCGGCCTAGTTCGGTGGCATCCTCAAGGCAGATGCGGCAGTCTCGGTCCAGACAGTTCGAGTGGCGATTCTTCGGGTAATCGTTCATTTCATTCCTCTCCGCCTTCTTCTTGGTGGGTTGCTTCTTCATTTGCGGTGAGCCTTTCCTGTGCCCTTGCAGTCGGGGCAGATGATGCGGTGTCCTGCGTATGGGGGAGAGAACGCGCGTCCGAGTTGGCGAACCTTCGGACGTTGCTGGGGGAGTGTGCCGTCACCTTTGCAGCGGATGCACTTCACTTCCTCACCTCCGCTGGGGCGAGGGGACGGGAGGCGTGTTCGGCGGCCTCGGTGTAGAACCTGCGCGTGTCGTCGCTGAGGCATTTCCAATTCGGGGCGTACGGCGGGTTCAACTTCTCGTAGAAGCCCTCGGCCAACCTGAACGGTTCCATCCTCTCCCTCACCCCGGCGAGTTCGGCCTTAAGCCGTTCAATCTCCCCCTTCGCCTTTTCCGCTTCGGCTACGGTGTCGCGGTACTTACCCCGCAGCGTGATGAGGTTGTTGAGGCTCGCTTGGCCCACGACGATGATCGTGCCGCATGGGGTGTTCACCGGCTCCCCGCCGCTTGATGATTCGCATTTGTTGTCCTTTGGGGGGAGGGGGGTAACCACAGAAGGGCGGGGCATGAATCGCGTTCCATCGTCCATGTGTCTCCGAATGCCATCCCACGATCCAAGCGGCGTTTCCCCGTGATCGCAAAAGAACAACACGTCCCCGTTTCCATCGCTGACGTAGTGGTTTGCGGGAGACAATGTTCCGACGCCGTGCGCACCAGAGGGCCATGTATACCGCCCCGCATTCGCCGCAACGAAAGCCGCATCGACCGTGCCATCACCCTCCACCTTCGCCGGGAGCGGTGGGGTGTAGCCGGGGTACGGGGGGGCTTTGGCGAGGGCGATACGTGCTTCGGCCTCGTCAGGGAAGTTGCCGATGGTTGGTGCGTGTTCTTCGCACCAACTGTTCAGGGTGAACCTGAGGAAGTGCTTTTTGTCGGGGGAGCGGACCACCCAATAGCGATCCCTCACCTGCTCCACCACACACGCCTTCCGCCAGTCGTCGGCGGGGGAAGGCAGCAACGGTGGAGAGGGGAGGGGGAAGAGGTCTTGGATGCACGCGGCGATCCATTCGTAGCCGCCCTTGTCGAGAGCGGTTGCCAGTCGGTTCAGTTCCTCTGCGATGATGGCGCGGATTTCGGGGGGTGAGAGGTTGCTCATGGGTGTCCTTTCGTCCATACCTTCGGTTTCATAATGGTATCGGATTCAGATACGGTGTCAAGATTTCGCGGGAGCCTTTTTCGCCCACCAAGCCCGCAACTTCCCGTCCTTCAACGCGGCCTCAAACTCGGAACGCTGGGCTGGGGTCGCTGTCTGCCAAGGGCTTGCCCCCTTCTTGGCGAACGCCTCCCGGCGCATTTCCTCGTATTCGTCAGGTGCCCATCGCTCGGCCTCCGCGATACCGTCCGTTCGCTTGGCCCAATCTTCCAGAGATTCGGCGGGTGAATCCACGATGTCAATGGGTGTCAGTGGCTCATCGGCCCCCTTAGTAATCACCACACCCTGAGCGGGCTTGCTTCGCGGCTTAATCTTCTCATTCAGGTCATCCACCGTCTTGCGGGAGCCTTCTGGCATCGACGTAGCAGCGGCTTCCGCCTTGATCCCGTCTATCTCGCTCTCATCGGACACTTGGCCGAGTCCGCAAAGGGAGAGGGTGACGCGCCGCTTGGCCTTGGTCCCGGCCTTCATCATCGCATTAGATAGGGCTTCGCCAGTAAGCCCCTTGACGTTGAGCGAACCAATGTCCGAGTCGGTGCGCCCGTGCTTGTCGGTCGCCTCAGCAGTCACCACGTAAATATCCCCCACCTGCTCACGGGACACGATGCGGATGCTTACCCCGTGCAAGACCCGCAGTTGGTCCGTGCATGACTTGTTCGCGTAGACGACCGTTTTCCCTTGCAGGGTCAGCAGGTCGAAGGGCCGAGTGATCGGGTCCACCCCTACGTGCTTCGCCAGAGCGATAACGTAGTCGGCGCGGTGTTCGGGCTTGAGGCTACCGATGTTCCCGGTCAGGATGATGTCGCGGATGATCTGGTTCGTATCGCTGACGGTTGAAAGGTTGCTCACTGTGTAAACTCCATGTCGATGGTGTCGAGTTGGCGGATGATGTATGACGGTGCGTAGTGCGGTTCAATGGTGTCTGAGTACCCCGGCCAGTTTCCAGACTTGCGGGCCTCGGCGTAGATGCGTAGAGCCTTCCGGTACTTCGCTTGACCGGCCAGAATCCAATCCCGCTCCAGCACCCTGACTCTAACGTGAAACGGTGGCTCTTTCAGTAGCCACACGATCAGGAAGTCCCTTGCTCCACGGCCCACGGCTTCTACCCCGTCCGTGTAGCAAGCGGCCTGAAAGTGATACCCGAACCTCTCAACGG